AACTATGAAAACAACAATTGGAGGCGACCGCTTAGGGTCAGGACAAAAAAATGAAGTAATTGGAAAAACCTACGAAAGAAGTACACATGATTTAGGATATGTATGGAGAAGCTCCATGGCGAGTGGTACACTTGTACCTTTCCTAAGTGAAGTGGCTTTGCCGGGTGATAGTTGGGATATTGAATTGGACACTTCTGTAATGACACTTCCAACACTAGGGCCATTATTCGGAAGTTACAAAGTACAATTGGACATATTTGAAATACCTATTAGGCTATACCAAGGTAAATTACATATGAATATGCTTAATATTGGAATGAATATGAGCCAAATATTTTTGCCTCAAGTAAGATTACAAGCATTAAAAACTAATAGTAGTTATACTGAAGAACAAGTACATCCATCATGTATCTTTAGTTACTTAGGTATTAGAGGCTTAGGAAGAATTTCACCAAGTGTATCAAGTCAATTCGTTAGTCGTAATTTTAACGCAGTCCCTTGGTTAGGTTATTGGGATATTTACAAAAATTACTACAGTAATAAACAAGAAACAAAAGGATGGGTTATTCATAACCCTATGAACGATGCAAACTTTGCAGGAATTGCAGAAGCTAATGTTATAAATGTAACACAACTTTACTCATTTGCAGGCGACCTAGCAACAGGAAATGCAACCATGAATGCGGTAGATGATATCCAAATTATAATGACAGTTAATGTACCTTCATGGGCATATAATACACAACAACCTTTTGACTATGACTTAAATACTTTTGATACTAGTGAAGGTACTTTTAGCGCAAATGAATTATTTGCTGATATTAGTGTGGACTATGTTTTAGGACCAACACAAGTTCAAATATTTTTTAAAGGATATAAAAATAAAGGTAGTGGTATTATACAATTTAACCAAATTAACCCATTAAAATGGTTTTATCCTAGTGGAGCAATAGTAAACAATAAGCCAAAATTGCAATCGTTTGATTTAACAAACATTGACCTAATGCGTATGAACATTCTAAAAGCAGTAGACCAACCAACTGCATTTGTCGTTAGTAATAGCATGGCAGGGTCTAACTTTCCTTATGAATATACTTTAAACTTTGGTAACGGTGGTTTTAGTATAACCTCAAGCCAAGAAGGATTAGGTGTAAAAACTTACCAAAGCGACTTGTTTAACAATTGGATAAGTACTGAATGGATTGATGGACAAAATGGTGTGGCGGCAGTTACCGCAGTATCAACAACAGGAAATAAATTTACCATTGATGCACTTAATTTAGCTAGTAAAGTATATGCAATGCTTAATAGAATTGCTATTAGTGGTGGTACCTATGATGATTGGCTAGATGCAGTATACACACATGAAAGAGCTAAAAGTGTAGAAAATCCAATTTACCATGGTAGCTTGATTAAAGAACTATCATTCGAGGAAGTCGTTTCAACTGCATCGCAAAAAAATGAACCATTGGGTAGTTTAGCAGGTAGAGGAAGATTAACCTCAAAACACAAAGGTGGTAGTATTAAAATCAAAACAAGTGAACCAAGTTATATTATGGGTATTGTTTCATTAACACCAAGAGTTGATTATTCACAAGGTAATAAATGGGATACCAATTTACTTACTATGAACGACTTTCATAAACCTGCATTGGATGAAATTGGGTACCAAGACCTTATTACCGACCAAATGGCTTACTTTGATACACTAATAACTGAACCAACGGCAGGAAACTTTGTAAAGACATTTAAAAGTGCAGGGAAACAACCTGCATGGATTAACTACATGACTAATGTAAACCAAGCTAGAGGAAACTTTGCTCAAGAAGATAAAGATATGTATATGACATTAAATAGAAGGTACGAAGAAAATATTGTAAATGGAGTAAGTAATGGTATTAAAGACCTTACCACATACATTGACCCTTCAAAATATAATAATGTTTTCGCAGAAGAAAGTTTAACTAGTGAAAATTTTTGGGTACAAATAGCATGTGATATTACATGTAGGAGAAAAATGAGTGCAACGACGGCACACGATGCAGGAACACTAGCAAATCGAGGTACGGCCCACCTCACTACCCCTACCGACGTCCCCGCGTACGGAGTGAGTCGAGCCCCTCAGTACCTCAGTCTCCCGTCTACAGTCAACGGGCGTGTATAGACCCCGCCC